TCAAGTGCCACGATACGATCACTGAAAGCAATAAAGTCTTTGCTCTCATCTGATGTAACAGCATCCACGAATTTGGAATACTCTTTGAAGTTTACTTTCTTAGTCATAAATCTAGGGGTTGTTGTTGATTCTCTGGTAGAATTTTCTGTGGGTTCAGTTCTTTATCTTGAACTGAAGTGTGAGAGACGTTAACTGTTTGTGGGATAGCAAAGAAACAGAGATGGTAATTGAATCTAGGATGTGATTCTAGAATACGATTCACACTCTTCATAGAACCACAATGACAATAACGTTTACCGTCTTCGTCTACTACCTCATAGTAGTGAGGCATCTGTAGGTGTCTGGTTGTCAGACCCATCTCATTGCCATCCATCGAAGTTTTTAGATTTGAATTTGTCGGTACTGTCATTATACTTAAAGGTGGGTTCGTTTTCAAGTATGTCCTCTTGTGCTGATTGCTCAACATCAAAGAGTCTCATCTTTGCTCTATCAATGCCAACCACAAACTTCTTATGAGTGTTGTGATCGTTGTATCTATTCTTTAGTTGTTTGACCATGATCTGCCCCATCTGTTCGAGCTCATCATTAGAGATAAGAGCAAACATAAGATCGGCGGTAGCAGGAAGGCCAAAAGACTCAGACGTATCAGTAAGTGAGACATCGCTATTAGAGAATCCTCCACGGGTAGTTTGAGTAGCACTGAAGACAGGGACATTATACTTAACAGCAAGTCCTCTTAGTTCCTCAGCAATTGATTTAACAACGGTATAAGAATTTATGTTAGAACCAGAACTATACCGTTGTGAAGTACAAATGTTAAGGTAATCTATGAAGATAATGTCAGGAACGAATCCTTTCTTAAGATTCAACTCTTTGATAAGTGAATCAAAGTGTCCTGCATGAGCAGAAGCGGTAGGATACTCTTTGATTATGAGTTGTCCTTGAGTCTTCTGTTGTAGTTTCTTAACCTTATCTTCAAACATTGGCTTGGGAATGTCAATGATGTCCTGAATCTGTACGTTCAGGAGATTTGCGTCAATTCTTTCAGCAATGCGTTCCTCTGCCATTTCCATTGTAATGTAGAGAACGTTCCGTCCTTGGAGCATGACGGAGCTAGCCAGATGGCACATGAATAGAGATTTGCCGACACCAGTACCAGCAAGCGCGATATTAAGAGTTTTATTAGGGATCCCGCCTTTCGTAATTTTGTCAAAATAAGTGAGATTAAATGGAAGCTTCTCTTCCTTAACGTGGTAAAAGTCATAACGCTCTTGGTAATCGCCTAGGTAATCGTGGCCGACGTGTTCGTCAAATGAAACACCAAGAGCCTCTGTGAGGAGTCCTGGAATGCTATCTCTGGTCTTATCCTTGCCCTTTCCATCGTGGATGGAGATAGACTCTAGAAGGGCCAGATAGACCGCTCTTTCTTGACACCATCTTTCGGTGGCGTCGGTAAGGAAGTCGTAGTTTTGTTGGGTTCCTTCGAAGAGTAATGGAAGTGTTTCACCAATACTCCTAAATTCTTCCTGATTGAGTCCNTCCAANCCTTCCGTGTTGATGGCGAGTGATTCTCTGGTTGGGCACACGCCATATTGCACAAAGTGCTCTGAACAGATCTGAAATAGATGATGTGATGTGGTCGTTTCAAAGTAAACGTCCTTAACATATGGAAGTACTTTGCGGGCATATTGTTCATTATTAATCAATCCCTGTAGGATTGTAAGTTCAAGGTTTGGAATCATCAAGGTGCTTCATTGTTCAGGGTCTTATATTGGTGATGCTGATAGCTGGCATCAATGTTTTTCTTAACAACATCGTTCACTGTCTCTTCTTCTAGATTAGGATTCTGTTCCCAGAACTCCTCTTTCACAGTTTCTATATCAAGTAACTCTAGAATAGAGACAACTTCATCGCGGCTAAGAGTTGGATACTCTCCACACCAGTAATCAATCTCTTTCGAATCCATAAGAGTAAGTTTCTTTAGCTACCTGATCTAATTTTAGCATAACCTCTTCAGTGAAGTAAGTTTCTGGATTAGCAAGTATCTGTTTAGCATAAATCTTCTTACCATCACCCATGTCATAACGTCCTGCTACGTTCTTCCACAATCCACCCAACTCTCCGAGTTCTAGTAAACCAAAGTATCGTTCTAATCCACGTTTATCATAGAAGAGTCGAACATCAACCATTTGATTTTCTTTGGAGAGACGTGACTTGTCGGTTTTACAATGGATGATGTTACCAATTACATCTTTACCATCCTTTTCTTTTCTCTTGCTCAGGAAGACGATTGTAGACGCAGCATATCTAAGTCCTCCGCCACCACCCATTGCTTTTGTTGGATACATTGAACCAATCACATCATAAGTATGATTTGTAACAATGAGTGGAACTTTTGCTTGTCCTAGTTTGAGAGTTAGCATTCTAAAAGTACCCTTGACAAGTGCTGCTTTAGTCATGTCTTTGGTATCTTTATCATCTAAGGCATCTCTTATTTCCTTCTCAGTTGAGAGATTTCCCAATGAATCAAGAACCATCATCATAGGTTGACGATCACCTTCAGGTATCTTCATATATTTGTCTACACATTGAAGTGCTTTCTTTCTGAACTCCTCAACTGTAACAATATTCAATACAATTACACGATTAGTATCAATATCTCTTTCTTCTAAGAGAGATTTTGTGATAGCAGATTCGGTATCATAATATAAGACAATAGCATCAGGGTTATTAGCAAGAAAGTTACGTACGACCGCCAATGCAAAGAAAGTCTTTCCCGTGCTGCTCTCCCCAGCGATAGCGGTAATTTTATTGCCAGAAATGCCACCGTACACACTACCAGATACAAGAGCGTTAAAGATGAAACTACCAGTGTCCACGTAGTTTTCAGTTTCCTGTATTTCTGAGGCGAGGGTTGCGTATTCTTTTCCAATGTCTTTGATAATTTCGTTGATAAATGTCATGTAAAGAAGTCAAATAGTGTTGCTGTTTTTTCGGTTTGCCAACCGATGGCATCAAGAATGCCTTGGAGTGGGTCAATAAAACCTTTCTGATACATTATATCATAATCAATGAAGGAGTTAAAGTTAAACTCTTTAGGAAACTCACTGATGAAGGAGATAACGTTTTCACCTGTAGGATTAGGAGTCTTCAGGTAAAGGTATTTAATCTTCTCACCAGGGTTAATTAGGTTGTATTTGTTGGTGAGTTTCTTTTCTTTGAGGAAGTGATTGAAGAGAATTGCTCCTCTCACGTGCATTGGTGTTCCTTTCTTGTAGAGAGTCATTGAGTCTGAAAACTTATCTACATTGTTTGCAGTACGAGGAAAACCAATAACTTCTGGAGGAAGACTAAACCACTCTTTCTTTTTGTCTTCCACATAGGCAATCAGTTCATCTTCTGTTCCACTCATCACAAGTTTAAGACAATCTTTGATGTAACCACGACAAGGAGCAGGAGTGGAGGACTTAACTGCCTCAATACCCATCATCTTCAGTTTAGGTTCAGACTCACGAACTCCTTCATTGTCCCATACATTGAGAATGTATCTCTTCTTAGCAGTCCAGATACCTTTCTCTGCGATACACTCTCGTTTCATTACGAGAGTTTCTTCATAACAATTTAGATAGTCTGATAGTTCTTTACAACTAGCAGAAATAAAGGGTTCAATCTTCTTCTGACAGAACTGATTTAGAATCTCGACAGTTCTTTCACTTGATAGAACATTTCCGGATGTAACCCTATCCACAAGATCGCCAAGATTAAGATAGATGGAATCAGTATCCGAAGCAATAACGTAATCGACATCTTTAGTTCCTAGAGTCTTATTCACATACTCATTTAGCTTTCTTTCGATCCAACGAATGATAACTTGTCCTGTGTATGTGACGGCTTCAGCATTATCGAGCTTGTAATACCTGAAGTAAGTATTACCTAGAGCACCATACAAGGAGTTAAGACAAATCTTTCTCACTTGCTGGAAGTTCTGCCACTTAGTTACACTCTTCACTGTCTGAGAGTGTAGATCCATCAACTGTTCATCACTGAGCTTTGAATAGTCAGCTGTTGATGCAGTAATCTCCTGTTGAGCCTCTTCACCATTACCGCCAATGAGATAGCCCATTACTTCAAACCTCGCTTTTTCATTTCAGTTTCAATGTCAACCAACACCTGTTTCTGTGCGAGCATCGTCCTCTTGTATTTTACACGTTCTTCATACATTTTGATAACCAACTGAGGCATAATACCTTGTTTATTTTTAGAGAACATAGCACCATTGGCAGCAACACATATATCTTCAGGTGTTTTGATGTCAATCTCTTTGTTGATTAACTTCTCCACATCAACTCCTGATACTTGTGGATGTTTCTCACTTAGGATTGTCTCAGGTGATATATTAAGAAATCTAATGATTGAAGGATAGAGTGAGTTCAAGTCAAAGGAACAAACCCAATCATAACCACCAGGTTTAGGTTCTTTTACATAAGCACCAACAAACTGATCATTACGACTTGATACTTCTTTAGGAGGAACTACAATGTTTCTCTCTCGTAGATAGTTGTAGATAATGATGTCCCATAGTCTTACTTGATAGAATGTATCAGCATAGTTGCAATGAGCATCATATGCCATCAACATCACAAGGTCAATGAGTTTCATCTTCTCTTCCATCTGATCAACCAAGTCTACGTCAACTAGGTTGTAGTCAACAAACTTAGTCCATCCTTTGGTGTAGAAGTCTTTGAAGGTGTCAAACTCAGAGTGATCTAGTTTCTTCTGTCCTAACTCAATCTCAGCAATCACATCCAGACGATAGGACTCTCTATTAGCGAAGGTGAACTTCTTATAGATGTCAAGGTAGTCAAGAATAGAAACACCAGCAATATCATATGCCTGTTGCTCTCTACCGAAACCACCTTCCTTCATGTGAGAACTCACCAAACCCCATGGTGATAGTTTATTCAGTGTAGTCTCACCACATACCTTGAGGATACGATTGCAGAGGAATGTAGTATCAAATAGATCTACGTTCCAACCAGTGATGACTTCAGGTTCTACACTCTCCCACCAAGCAACAAAGCTACTCAGTAAGTCATGTTCATTCTGACAGAGAACATACTCTACATCATCTCTAGTGGGTGTGTAAGGGCGAGAACCAAAGGTGATAAGACGTTTAGTCTTGAAGTTCTTCATTGTAATGAGTAGAACCTCTTCTGCTGCCTCTTCTGGTTTAGGGAATCCATTCTCAGCAGCAGTCTCAATATCTAGAGACCAGAGTTTGATCTTATTGACATCATAATCTATGTCACCTGGATACTCTTCTGCTAGGAACTGATAGAGCATCCTATCAAATCCATAGATCTTGGTTCCAGAGACATCTTTATATGTCTTGAGGAACTCCTTACATTCTCTGATTGTTCCTGGTTGAATATCCGAGACATATTCACCACTCAATGTTTTGTATTCTGTCTCA